CCCAAGCCATATGAAATATTAATTTCTCTTCTTGTACTTCGTCCATGTCATCTGTTTCACCGTTCTTGGCAAGACAGAAGTGAATAATCTCATGTTGAATTGTCATGTAAAGATCACTTAAAGATTCGTGATGATGAAGATATATAAGACATCTATCTGTCTGGTCGTAATAACAACCTCTATCCTCACCCACTATTTTAAAGTCACATAGACATTTGTCATGGCTCATGCAGACCAGAACTCTTATTAATAATTAAAGTTTCACATCACTATGGGAATATCTGGATTCTTGGATTGGTATGAAAGACATATGACTAAGAGTTTGATAATATCAGCCGTAATCTTATATATGCAAATACCTCACTCTTGGTGGGCTTTGGAATGTGTGTTTGGTGGAGGCTATTTACACGATCATGGTATGGTGGTAGACTTTTTTCTATATGGGATAGATACCCTAGAAATGATACCTATTATAGGAGTAACTATTGCTATTATAGCCAAAGTTAGGCATAAAGTTTAAAAGGGCTTAAAACATTTATAAAGCATGTCTGATACAAGTGAGGCAGAAAATATTAGATTAGATGTAGTAGATGCATTCTATGATGGTTTAGATACTTTGATAGACGATGCATTTGAAAAGGATAAGATTAGTTACGGTGAAATAGAAGTTGCTTTTGTTAAAATGAATGATAAAATACTTCAACAAAAAATAACGTTAATGCATCATTTTCTTAAGGAAGAAGATGAAGAAGGTGATGGAAAACCGAAGGACGAGCCACATGGGCTATACAAATAGGAGGTGAATGGAATGGATTATGAGAAAATGGGAATTTGTGTAAGCATCTTAGTGTTGGTAACAATCCTTGGTGTTGCAGCAATAGGTTCAGGTGAATTTGATATAGGTATAGATACAGGTGAAATAAGATTACCACAAATAAACGCAGGAACAAACACGAACAATATACCACAAGATGGTTTCTATGAATATTGTTATAGAATGGGCTTGGATTGTTAGTTGGTAATAAATATAACAGAGCCTTGCAGATTGTGTCGTAAAGAATCTGCCAGTGTTTCAGGAAAGTATAAGTATTGTATAATATGCTATAAAGAAAGTATTATCAATGCAATCCTACACGATTAAGTGCTTCACGTACTTCTCTTCTAGACTCATCATTTAATTTCTCCTTGAATAATTCTGGACAGTCATGAAACCAAAGATCAACAACAACACAGTTAGACCATTCTAGCATTTGTTTTTGAACGGTATCTCTCGCTGATTTTAATATACCTGTATGATCACCACCCTGTACTCTGACACATACTGGATTAAAACCTGAGAACAGTACAATGTCTACAGTTTCTTTTTGCTGTCTTTCGGAAAGATCATCTACAAACTCATTGTTCATTAGATGTTTAAACTGTATCTGTGTGCTGTACTCTACGTCCCTTCCGTATATTTCCTTTAGTATTTCTAGAGCAGTTTTTTCGCCTTTTCCTATTATGACTGTCATACTCTTTTGTTAACACCTCCCATTTTTTACCAGAACCTTTCACATTTATTACTAACACTATTAAATTCTTCTTGCTCTTTAAAAACTCTTTGATTGGGTCTGCCTTAGCCCAAGAGTTTGTTTTTATCTGGATAAGAATTAATCTACCAACATCGTCAAAACATATACCATCAAATAAATTCCAAAGATCGAGTGCCCTGTACCATTCTCCTGTGGTATAAATTAAGTCAAGTCTTCTACCATGGGCTTTCAACCAAATATCATCATAACCATTTTTTAACAACCATAAAACTGCCTTTCGATTACTGGAACGCATTCTCTGACGGGTGTGCAACCTTTATATACCCCTCTTAAAGAAAATACGTGGCATCAATGCAGGAAAACGACTCGTTAAACCTCGCCACACTTTTAGAAGGTTGTAGTTCTTTATAGTAATGGTCTAGCCACATATTAATGTTACGTTTCAACTAGTATATAAATGTTCTAAGCCACTTCCCAATCATAGTTGCATAAAGTACATAAATAATAGTCAGCAAACCACTTTCTTTTCTTTAACTCAGTCTTTTCTTTTAGACAGTTTGGGCATTTTTTAGCCATGGCATTTACACTTACAATCCATCATTTCTGCGATTACTTCATCAGTACAATGACCACATTGAAAACAGCAATATCCCCTAGTCATGGCATATACAATCACAATCGGTATCTCTGAAGTGAACTTCGTTATAATGCCCACAATGTGAACAATAATCTCCGTGAATACCCATTGACTGATCTCCCTTCATCAATCGACTTTGTTTTCAATCCCTTTTATAGTTAGCGTAAATTCTGCGTCAGCTTGTGGGTGTTCTGGACTATCTACCATTCTTGCTATACGTTTTTTACCTGATTTCTTGAAATATATCCTATATGTTGCTGCATGTCCCACTACATTACCTCCTATTGGTTTTACTGGGTCACCAAACATCACTGAAGGATCTGTCTGTACTTGGTTTGTATATACAACTGTTGTCTTAAAGTAGTATGATATATTTTTCAAATGAGTCATCAGTCTTGCTATCTGGTTTTGTCTGTCAGCTAAAGTTCCTCTGCCCAAATATTCCTCTCTGAACTGTCCTATAGAACCGTCTATTACCACAAGTCTTGGTCTCTTTGCGTCCATTGTTTTTGATAAGGCGTTAATCGTTCCCATCAACGCTTCTGTTTGTGGAGCATAGAAATATGTTATTCTATTTAGTGCCTCTTCCATACTTTCTTTGTCAGTGACATACTCTCTTGATTTCATTATTTCAAGTATTCTATTTGGACGAAAAGTATCTTCACAGTCTATCCATACAACGTTTTCACCTTCTGATAAAGCCTGAGATGCTAATGTAAAACAGAATTGTGTCTTACCTGATCCAAATTCTCCATAGACTTCATATGTACATTCTGGCTTGACACCACCTGTCATAAGATCATCTACAGCACTACATTTGGTCTGTAAGGTAGGGGCATTTGACTGATATTCCATCAAGTCTACTACTCCCATATCACTTTTTCTTATTAAATCATTATCTTCAAGTATCTTTTGTGCATTGAATACCCATTGGTCTGCTTTGGATTTTGTAACACCAGTGATTTCAGAAATTTCTCTACCACCCCTTACACATATGTCGTGCAAAGATGATACACCAAAGTCCTCTAATTTTTTTGCTGTTACAGCACCGACACCTTCTAGTTGATTAATTTTCAAGTCTAGTATTGATTTTATTTCAGGTGACTCTAATTCAGTTTCTGGCATACTGTCTGTAGTGCCTTCTACTATATTAGTGTTCTCACTTTGTTTTTTTGTATGTCCCATCTGCCATCAACTTTATTGTGTTTGTGTTTTCCCATCTATGAAATAGTTTAGTAGCATCAAGATTAGTTACACCTTTCTCTTCTAATTTCTTCATGAACTCGGTTATGTCAACTTTACCTTCAGAGTCTGAACACTCTTGCCATATCTGGTGATATGTTTGTTCCTTTGACGCTCTGCCTGTAGTGAATAGTTTTGACTGTGTGCCTCCTGCCTTTAAGTCTATGTCGAAATTCATATACATTGAGATTAACAGTTCTTTTATCACAGTTACATCTTCAATATCTACTACTGGTTTAAACTTTAGTTTTGCATGTGCCATTGAAAGTCTGATTAAAGCCTCAAGCTGTCTTATACCAACTGTAAACTGGGTGTTTGATGCCTGTCTTAGTTTCTGATATATTGCTATTATCTCATCTCTCACACCTTTGTCCAATACTGGTTCTTCCTTCTTTGCCAAGTTAACAAATGCAGTTAATTCTCTTTCTGTAAACCTACAGGTTTTATCTGCTTCTTTGTTTGTGAAACCATCTAATATATGATCAGCCTTTTGTTTGTCTTCTATCTGGCTTACCTTATCTTTGATTAACCATATCAAGTCGAATCTTGAAAGTAACGGACTTGGTATGTTAATGTTATCCATTAAAGCCAGTGAATCGTCATAGTTTCCAAACTTTGGATTGGCTGCTGCGAGAATAGATGTCTTTGCATCAAGTGTCAAATTGACACCAGCTTTCGCTATGCTTACGGTCTGTTGTTCCATTGCTTCGTGCATTGCAGTTCTGTCATCTTTGTTCATCTTATCAAATTCGTCAATGTATGCATAACCATTATTACATAAAGGTAATACACCTGCCTGTGCTATCATTGTTCCATCGGCAAGTTTGACCATTCCAATTGTTAATCCAGCACTTGTTGTTCCCTTACCAGAAGTGTAAATGCTTTTCTGTGTTACAGAATTACCATATTTTAACAGCTCTGATTTTGCCATTGATGGGTCTCCTACTAGTAGAATGTTTATGTCAGCCCTCTTTTTTGAGTCAACACCCCCTACTAATTGGAGTATACATGACAACTTAACGTCCTCCATGCCGTAAATATGTGGTGCGTAGCTGTCAATTAGCTTCTTTATGAAGGTTTCTTGTACAGCTTCTGCCCTAATTTCTTTCTCTTCTGCCCCTGTTGGAAGAATTTCGTCTATATCTTCAGTGTCTGATAATGATACAATGTCAATATACACATCATTTTCATCTTTCTTTTGATTATCAATATCAGATCTAAATATACCTAACACCTTTTTTCTTTGACCAACAAACGAAGTGTTTACTTGTTTACCAACCACTTTGGCAGTACGTACCATTGGTGAGTTTTTTACTGCATCTTCTAATGGTTGTTGTACTACAATAGTTTGTATGTCCTCTGTTTTTAGATTTGTTTTTTGTATTTCCATCTTTGCTCCTCTGCATGAAGATTTGACACATGTTAATGTGTGAAGTTTCCTGTCTAACCCTGCATGTACTCTTTCTGTTGAAAAACAGTTTGGGCACACTGCATCGCCAGATACAACAAATGTTTTTGAAGGCACTTGACCTACTACAATAGATGTGAATGCTATTGTTTGACCCTCAACTGTTGAGTTTATGTCCTGCATTTGTATCTCTTCATCTGAAACCAATTTGATTTCAAAACGTTTGAATAATTCTGCAACACGAATACCTACAAGTCTCACTGCCTTCACGGAAAGAAATGCCTGTTTAGCAAGTTCTTTAAAGTTCTCTTCATATTCTAGATATAAATCACCCCATGGTTCTTTTGATATGTCTATGGTCATAGTGTCATCTGGTCTTATTGCATCTATTATTTGAGTCCATTTTACCGATGAAAACTCTTCAACTATTTTGTCTACTACTGCTGATTCTGTCATCATAGTCTCTTTTCACCCTCTTTTCGAATCAAATTACCTAGCTGTTCATGTCGTTCTTGTAGTTTCATAAAGTCTTCTGGTGATAATTCCCTTACTTTTGTAGTCCAATTTTTGATTGGTGCATAAAATATAGGTAATGAATTTTTATTACTATTGTCTATAAAGTCTATCATCTTGGTGTTTAAGCCATGATTATGAACATAATCTTCTGCTACAACTGCTAGGAATAAACTCATACTAAGGTGGTTTGGTCTCATTTTATCCAAGTCTTCAAAAATTCTTCTTGCATGTTGACCTACTGATATTGTAACTGTCGTTGATTTAAACTTCATGTTATACAGTATTGATACTGATATAAAAGCCTTACTCTGGGGTAAGCTATTCTTAACTAACTCTTAGCTATCAATTAGCTAACTAACTTAATTAACCTAACTTAATTAACTTTGATTCCTTGTTAGTACTTATCTCTGTTGCAATGTTAAAATATCAATCTGATTACTTAAAACTACTTCGTCAGGCATAACAAGTGAAGGCTCTACCTCCCTGTTTACGAAAGCATTTATAAATGTCTGTGCTTTTGTATGCTCGACTAATGTCTTTAAAGTCTTTCCATCTTTATTTTTCCATATAAATTCAATGAACATAGGGTCTCTAAAGTCGGATAGTATTTAAGATTTGTTGCACTTCTTTTATAACAGGATTTATAATACTGTAGGGTATTTAAGTGTTTACAGGGTCTTACAAAAAAAATATGGTCTATTTCTTTCTTTTAACGTTCTTTCTTAAACAGATATTCCTTTTATCTACCTGCTTTGCCAGAGTCTTCGTAGGATAATAAAATGGTGTCTTATGTGTACAATCACATGTCTTTATGGAAAGCATTCCTCTCTGCTTTAGCATTTGAGTCTCTTCCCTTACCCGTCTAGATCTCATACCTGTCATCTCTACGATTTCCCAGTTTGTTAGACCACTTCTATGTTTTTTGAATACATCGATCACCACTTCAGAATTACGTTTAGTTGTATTTGGTTGTGCCAACACTTTCGTATTTCTTTTTGGATCTTCTACTTTATATTTTGCCAAGTAATATGCTGGAAAATTACCACATCTACATGTTGTAGTTTTAACCAAACCACTCTCCCTTAACGTTGCTATCTGCTGTCTTGCAAGTCTCAGTGATATGTTGGTAAAAACAGCAATATCTCTAGTATTCATAGCACGGTTGTTATCAACAAACGTCCCCAAGACTTTGTAATAACTGGTTACTGGAGCAACAAAGTCTCCAATTTCCTTGGCACTGATTCTTTTACTAGCTCCTGTCAGTTTCAACTCTCATTTCACCGTTTTTATCAAAGTATACTGTACAAGTCCCAACATTTTTTGGGTGACTTCTTAGATATTTCATGAGTTTTGTATGTACATGTGCAAGGTCTGCTTTTGATAGCTTCTTTCTAAGTGTCCCTTTAACTCTTGCTTGTTTAAGGTTTATTGTTGTATCACAAAACGTTCCGTGATTACGTCCCATTAATCGCACATCTTTATCCCAACTATCAGTCATGTCCAAACATGTCTCCATTCTTTGGGTCTAATGTAATAGCAATAGTGCCTACTCTTTTAGCCTTAGATGGTCTTTGCTCTATGTAGTTTGAAGTACCTTCCTTGTAACTTCTTAAGAATGTACCAGTGTTTCCATGTATCTGTTTCTTTTCTATCAAGCCGTTATGTTTTCTATCATAACCTATTCTTTGTGATGTTGAAACAAATGTACCGTGATTATGCCCCATTAATTGTACGTCATATTCCCAGTCTGCACCAGCATCTTCCATATTATTTAAAGCACCACCAGCTTTAGCACCTGAAAATCCAGCGTGTTTTGCATGGATTAAGAATTGATTAACTTCTTTGCCTTTATACTTGAATGATAGACTAATATAGCATATTTTACCACCATATTTAGCGTCTAATGGTCTGCAAAAATCCTTCTTAAATCTATGTTCATTCATGATTTTCCACTCATGATTACCTTCAAGCATCACAAAGATTTTATCCTCGATTAACTTAAAGATGTTAATTATTTCATCTGTTTGCTCTTCTGCTGTTAATAATTCTCTTGCAATAGTATATGGGTCAAGTCTCTTATCAGCCCATAATGCACTAGGATTAATACCGTCTATATAATCTCCCATTCCGATGACAATAACATTTTTCATTTTGGATATTTCTTTTACTACAGATTTTAGTTTATCCACATCGCAATTTTCATTGCCAAGATGAATATCACCAAGTGGTCTTATGACATAAATGTCATTTATGTTTTTCATCTCAATCGTTATTCTTATGCATTCCATGATATACTACATTCGTACTACTTCTATATAACCATTACTCTGGGTCTAGAGTGAGCCCTGCTTGGCATTTGTATCGTCTGATTTCTTTTCTGCCATTTTTTTAAAGTAAGCTTTCCTTCTCATATCATTTTTATATCCGTCAGGTAAGTGATGTATGCATGGTTCAGCTAGGTTGTAAGTTGTATCACAAGATTCACAAAAAGGGTTGATTTTTTTCATAGAGTTCTTCAGCCTTTTTTCATATTCTGGGTGATCTGGATTAATTTTACCCTCCTTATTCTTCCATTCAACAAGTGGTCTCCACTTACCAGTTCGCTCATGAAAATCTTTATCCCATTCTACCATAGTATATCAAAAAAAAATGAAGGTTGACTAAGCCTCAGGTTTTATAGTCTCTAGAGCTAGCATCTTATTGCCAGTCGTGTTCGATTCACGTTCAACAACTATGCAGTCTAAACCGTCTGAAGCGTCTAAAGCAACACACTTAGCGACTTGATCAGCCCACCAAGTTTTGCCGTCTTTACCTCTTGCTTGTCCAACGATCGTTGCAGCATAACTATGTCTCAGACCCTCGGTTGTTTTAATTTCAACTAGGTCTGAATTGTATTTCGAACTATGTTTCAGTTTGAACCCTTGGATTGTGATATTTTCGTCCTTTTTCAAGGAAGTAGTATCCTCAAACTCCTTGCTTTCTGCAGGTTCAAGTACTTTTGAAATGTTCATACAATATAATATACTATCTATTATATAAGGCTTACTAGCAAGAAAAAAAAGTGGATAGATTAAAGTCCTAAGACTTCAACCATTACA